GCTTCGATAAAGTCATCAGCCAGCAGTTCAGTGGCAACAAGGTTTCCTCCTGCGCCCGCAGACGACGTGACGTAGGTCGCGCGTTGTGACAGAGCAGAGAAAGGAACAAAGAAGCTGCGCTCACCTGTGGCGCTAAGGCCAGACGAACGGATAACTTCTTGGCTCAGCTCACGGCAAAGACCAGCGCCATGCGATGACCAATCACCAGTGATCAAGGCGCGGACGCCATCCATCAACTGATAACGCTCTTGGGTCTGCTGACCAAGATCAACAGGGGCAACACTTTCGACAGGCTTAGAGCCAATCTTTTCGAGAACAGCGGCGCGGGCAACATCAATGCTGCTGCCGTTTTCAACTAGCTGATCAGCCAGTTCACGCATTTCGTGCTTGCCGCAAAGCTCTTGAATGTTTTTGATGCGGGTACGCTCTGATGAGGCAGCTTTTTTGGAAGCCTCATCGCGCACCACGTTGAGATCGGGTGCTGTTGACATTTGATTCTCAGAATCGGGTTGTGTGAGTGGTGCGACGCGAGCCGCAGAATCAACCTCAGTGGCTGTTTCTTTGTCCATTGTAGTGTCTGAAAGCAAAGATCTCCCCACGCCAATGTTTGGATCAGCGGGGACACTTACAACGCTGATTTCGTAGGGCTCCCACGAAGTTGCAACAAATTCGTTGTTGCGCTCTTCCATGTCTTTGATTCGATAACCAAAGGAGATGTTCCGCATTATTCCGTCTTTAACGTCCGCTAAAACCTCTTGCGCAAAAGAGTTACGGCTAAAGCGAACACGGCTGACGCCTTTCTTTTTGTCGTTGTCAAGGTAGGCACGCTCGACAACTCCAATGGGTCGGTCCATGTCGTGATTAAACAAAAGCGGGGCGCCGTCGTTCAATCTGCTCAAATCTGCAGCGCCTTCGTCATGGCTCAGCACTTCTGAACCAAACGAACGTTCAACCGGATATTCAGAACTAAAACTGAACTCCATAACCCGGTCTTCCTGCTCCTCGAACTGAGTTTCTCCAGCTCGTTTCAGCAGTGAAGGCGCAGAACGCAACGCTTCAATTTTGGTCAATGTTGAAAAGCGATGCCCAGACTTAACGTCAGTTGCCTCAAAGCCTTCGTCTGTTTCGCGATAAACAGTGATTAACGCAGCCGGATCATCTTCATCACCATTAATAGTGAACTCAGAGCCGGGAACGTTGATTGTTCCATCTCGTTCGATGCTGTCAATCTTGCCCTTGGCGGTGCCGCCTGAACTGTCCCATTGAACAAAATCACCGACGCTTAAACCGTCAGGCTCTGCCCTGCTTGTTAGATCGTCGGTCATTGTTCGATCAGAAATATTCTTAATTCTAATAGTCTCCGCTTTCTTCTTCTCCTACGTTCTCCGCATCATCGCCTGATGGCGGTGGGGTGTCCCCAAATGCGTCGATCGTATTGATTGGCTTGTACTGGCTAGCGCCAGAACCATTGACCGCTGATGGGTCTGTGTCCGTGATGATGTTCATCTCGTCAAGCTTGGCTAGCTCTGCCTGACGGGCAACAAGCAATTCATCGAGATCGCCGCCGTTTTCAGCGACACAATCAGCAAGAGTTTTGAACCCGCTGCGAACTGCTGCCTTCTGCGCAGCAATTTCTTTTTGAGGGTCAACGTAGGAATAACCACGGAAGACCCAGCGGACGGCTTCATAACGTTCGGGCTCGGTTTCGTAAGTAGGGAGATTTAAGGCCCCACTAAGCACCGCCATTTCAAGCCAAGCCTCATAAATAGGCTGATAGAACTGCTCACGCATCAACTGTTGGATTGAGCGCCAGTTGTCGCGATCCTGCAATAAGGCCAGCCGAGAAGAGCTGTAATTGGATTGTGACATATCGTTAGAAATTGTCTGGTAACTGCAGCCCACCCCAGAAGCAAGGGCTCTCAGTTGCGCTCTAAGGAATGGTTCATACTCCCCAGACGGTGAATCCATGTCTGGAATGCTGACGCTTTCACCCGGCTGCAAATACTTGAATTGCCCAGGCTCAAACCCTGAAACACGCTCATTGTCATAAACCTCACCGCCTGGATCCAGCTCACCTTCTGGAGATGTAATAAATCCCATCAAGGCAGAACTAGCACGAGCCCGAACCACACTGGCTTGTTCCCATCCGTCTAGGTGGTGCATCCTCTGCATCCCACTAGCCAGCCAAGGCACACCACGAGTCTGCCCCGGCCTGCCAGATGCACGATCAAATAAATGAACAACATCTTTGGCCGGGACAATGATGTGGCGGCGTTCTTTTGGTTGCGTTGGGAATGCAGTATCCCCAGGGTGATGGCTTAAAAACGCATAATTCAAGGCGCGACCAAAACGGTCGATTTCAATACCCATGCGCCACACAGACCCAGCCGTGCGGGCTGGACTCTGATAATCCTCATCTAGCTGATCTGCCTCAAGCACTTCAAGCGCAAAATTAACTTTGCTGCGCCCAAACTTTTGGCGAACAACGCGCACAAAGACTTCGCCGCTTTCGCACATTGACGAAACAGCAAGTTTTTCAATATCGGCAAAACACAGTTGCCCTGCTGTGTTGCAGCTATCTTTGCGGCCCCAGTTTGACCAAGCTTTTTCAATTTGCTCATTCAATCTGGTGTCGAGCTTGCCGCCGCGCTGCCTTCTAATTTGCGCTTGCAATCTGACGCCAGTCCCAACAACAGAATTGCGAACAACGCGAACAGTTGCTTTGGCGTAATCGTTATCACGCACAAGCTGACGCGAGCGAGACCGTAAACGCTTAAGGCTGCCTTTTATCTCTTGATCGGCAGAAGTCACAGAAGTGACCCAATCGCTAGTCAGTCGGTTTGACTGCGCACCGCCAAACATTCGCGCCCTTGGCTTAGGCATTGGCTCAAGATTTGAGCGCCATAATTCACGCCATGCAGATCGAACGCCCATGTCAGAACCTCACGTAGAGAGAATGGGGATCGCCCAAACCGTTTGCGATCATTGCGGCCTTTCGCTCTCTTGCAACAATAGCTTTCAATTGACTTTCACGAAGCACAAGATCTGGCATGTCAATCTTCGTAAAAGATCGGCCTGCGATTGTGTATGACTTCACCTTGTCAGAAACGATCTGACGAATTGCCGTCGTTACCGCGTCAAGGTCTTGCTCTGCCTGTGTGCGGCCATCAAAGGCGCCAGGCTGACCGGTATAAGCAAGGCTTGAAAAGACTTCTATACGTCCACTGCCAAGCGTAAACTTTTCCGAGCCCTTAGATGCCTCAGCGGAAAAGTACCAATCCCCGGCATCAAAACCAGAGCTATCAGCCGCGCTAATACTGAACTCCCAACCCGTGCCATAAGACGTGCCGGTGACTGTATGGCCCTCATGATTGGTGTTTGTCCTTAGGTAGTAGACAAGAGAATAATTACCACTGCCACTTGTAATGCTTTCGTTTAACGGCCCTGTAGCTCCATCGTCTCGCCACTTGACGGTGGTCCCTGCATAAATCTGTTTTGGGATGTTCACGTCACCAAGTGTTCACGAACGACTTCACCGGCTTCGCCGGTTTATTGCTTGATTTTAGCGGCTTATTGCCCCCAGATTCCAATTTCTCACGCAAGTTTTCCCACATCGTCAACTTTGGCAGCCGCCGCGAATACAACAACATGGCGGCATAGGCATAAACAAAACAATCGAGCGCCTCGTTTCTTGCTGATGCTTTCTTGACATATTCCCTAATTGGAAAGCCTCTGTGAAAACGTAAGCGCATTTTCTCGCTCGTTAGCTGCTGAAAATACTCATGATCGGCAGCTAAGCCAAAGTTAATGCTGCCTAAGCCTTCCTTGTGCCGCATACGGCCAAACAACGTCGTCTTGATCGTGTCAGTGCCAAGCATGTATAAAACAATGCCTTTTTTAGTTATTTTGCCGCGCCAGTTGACATCAACCTTGCTGCCCTTACCTAGCGCCGCGCTGTTGCGTTTGCTGCTGCCTTTAATTGGGACAACACCCTGCCGGATCCTGTCGCGACAGTAGTTATAAGTTTCATGCGTTGCGTGACCGCCAGAGTCAATCGCCATCTGAGCAATTGTCAGATGTTTCCCGTTGTCTGTGTCCCATTCAGTCTTAAGGACTTGATCCAACTGGCCCCAAACCTCAACAGAAGTAGGGTCGCCCATCAGTTTTTGATGCCAGATCAACCAAGCTGTTTCGCCTGCGCCCCACCCCCACACCGACACTTCAAGGCGATCATCCTGAACGTCACAGCCAGCCGTCAACAAC